AGGGGATCAACCATACAATGGTGTGCCATGTTGCCACCGTATGGATGCCCGGCTGGACCCTATAACCCTCCACGTGTAACGGCGGGGTAGGGGGACTTATGTGCGCACGCGCACGCCCCCGCCCCTGTTACCTCGTGTCGGTTAGGCCCAGTCGTCCTCGACGTCCGCGGGAACCTCGGAAGCATATTGCTTCCCCAAAGTGACCCCGGTCACAAGTGCCATCCTAATGAGTGATGTCTCCGAAACCCCGCGGCTAGCCTTCGCAAGCCAGCGTCGGAGTCCAAGAGACATATTGATCACCTTATCTCGGAACTTATGTTCCGGAACAAGGCCGTTCAATGTCTTGACGGAGTGCTCAAGCTTACGCGAGAGCACACTGATCCCAGTTGTGGAGACGGTAGGCGGTACCGCACTCAGCATACGCTGAGCGTTGGAAGCCTGTGAAAGAGCACGCTCTACACAGTCCGCCGCCGTCAGATCGAATTCCACTTCTGGACACTCATCAGGAGTAAGCTCGGATACCGCCCCCACGGCTTTGTCCTCCCAGAACGAGCGCATCCGCTCGCTCAAGGGGTTGGACGGCGCCGTGGACCAAGGGGAGGAGAGCTTAGAGAGTAACCCTTCACCGCCTGGGGTAGCCATGGCACAACGGAGTGCTCTGAGCCATCTTGGCTTCAGCATCCTCCAGTCGCGCCTGACATCCCTAGGGGATCCAGGAAACTCTGCTCCTCCCACCAACCTTGGTAGGAATGGCGGTATCCCTGTCTTCTTCAGCCGTTGTATCTCTCTCCAATACATTTTAGCGACTAACCAAGTTAGATCGGTAGAATGCATGGATTGTTTGATACATTCCGACAACTGCTTGCCCATTGCCCATAGGGGTACGGGCTGTCCTCCCGAGGACTGAAGCCCTGGCAAGAGCGGTCGGATGCTGCAGGTAGGGAGAACTTGAAACGGTTTCCTCGGTGGGGTAACCGGAGCGACGATGATCACCATCTGCTCAACAAGGACTCCCGCTGACTCACTGCACAGGTCCTTCCCAAAGGAGGGTTTACCACCTGTGCGGATGAGCCCCGAGGTGTAGCGGTCGGAAACGCTCCTGGGGATATACCCCAGGAGATCGTCTCCAACGATCCTAACTACACCGCGGGCAGCGCGGCTAACATGGTTTCTCAAGCCCGACGAAGTCCAAGCGTCCTCGTACAGCCAAAGGTTGTACAGGGACAACAAGGGCCAAGTCGTGCCCAGGCCCATTAATATGGCCCTGCAGGTACGGACGGACACCACTCCATCCACCCACAGGGACATAGGGCCTGAGCAATAGCGGAAGGCTTTCCCAAGAGCAGGGGGCAAACCCCACTCTTGGATTATACCTTCCACTAAGGCGGAAACCAAGTCCAGAGGCATTAGATCAGTGGCGCGGGTCATGTCTACGCTACGTAGCACATAACCATCAACCCGATTTAACGTCTTCCGCACGAACCCATCCATTGGCATGGATTCGCGCGTAGTTAGTCGGGGGTCCTGATCTAATGTGGACAAAAGGACCCTATTCAAGAACATGGAGATATAAGAAACCGAACCGGTGACCGGGGTCACCATACGGACCTTTTCTCCACGTTCTTGGATGACCACCTGACGGATATCAGGTAGGGTCCCGTCCTTGCCGAGCCTCATTACGTCCAGCATCGCTGAAACGTAGGTCAAGAGGTGCAAGCGCAGCGCGTCCCAGGTAACCGGGTCGAGCTGCTCTGTCGTTAGGTACTCAACCTGGTAAGGGAAGAGTGCTTCACCGACAGTCGGCAATTCATCCTCTGGAAGAAAACCAGACATGAGAGCTAGGGAGTCACCCGGATCGAGGATTCGATACGGGATGACACCCTTTGTGCAGCTCTCAATGTCAGCTATTAACGAGGAGTCCAGAACCCTATCCTCGAAGGCCTCCCTGAGGCTCTTGAGCTCCTTCAGCATCCCAGCCTCACTCCTCTTCGACCCGAACGTCGCAGAGAGTGAAGTTGGGAATCCTCCCCGGGTCCAGTCTTTACCGTTCGCCCACGTTCGGGCGAACTTATTGACTGACCGCAAGACCCTCTTGCTACAATCGTAGCGAGTAGTCAAGTCGGAGAAGTGGGTCGTGGCACTTGCCGCG